TTATTACTTCAACCAACGCTGTATACTGTCCATATCTTCGCATCCAACTGTAACAATTGACAGCTAAACCTTTTGACTTCAAAAACTTCCAATCTGGATCATACCCTACATCATTTTCTTCTTCTAATAACCTAAACGCAACTTCGATTATTTGCTTCCCTTCAACAAACCAATCAAATTCTTCATCATCTAACTCCCTAACATTTACTCTATAAGTAGCTTTCAGATTTAAATTATCAGTCCAAACTATCAGATCAGGCTTAAATCCGAATATCTCCTTGAACTTTTCAATAAGTTTCTGTTTCCTTCCTTCTTCTTTTACTTCTTCTTTTGTCTTTTTAATCATTTGTTTCACCGCTTCTATTACTTTCATAGCTTGTCCTCCTTTTAATTTTTAACTTTTTCATTACTAAATCTCTTATTTTGTCTTCCCCATGCCAATCCCAAAGTCTTCTACCCTCTTCCGTAAACAACAACTCAAAAAGCTTCCCCTCTTCAATCGCTCGCTCTACAATCTTTTCAAGACACATTTCAGGGAACTTCCCATAACTAACAAACATAATTCGACCCCCCTTATTTCCTAATCAATCGCTTTAGTCTCCGCCAAATACCCCGCCAAATACCCCGACGCTCAAAGTCCTCACGCTTCAGAAAAATCAACCGACCATCCTTCCATATGCTTATATACTTAAGCTCAGCCATAGTTAGCCCTCCTCTTTTTCATCGTAAGTTAAATCGATATAATGCACTTTAAAAAAGTTTTCCGAAGAAAAAACCCATAAACGGTCTAAATAGTTCCAAGCTATTTCAAAAAACAAATCCCTTTCATCTTTCTTTAAAGTATAATAGCTATAACTCCCATCAATAAAATAAAACCTTATTTCTTTTCCCTTCTCATTGTCTACCAACTCAATAAACTTAACATTCTGTAAATTAATAATCCTTTGACCAATCTTGATTAATACCATACCGCACCTCCTTTTTATTGATTTTCAATTATCCCAGCACATAACGCTATCAATGTATCTTCATACCACGCAAAATATGCATACTTTCCTAATGAGTCTTTCGTTATAATTAGCGTCGGATTACTACGGCACAATGCACATAGGAAATCTGCATAAATCTTAAGCACTAAAATTCCTCGTAGTTCCTCACTGTCAAAATAATATACAGTTTTTGTTTTGCCTTCGACTCTTACTCGCTTGGGCAAAGAAAACTGAATATCTTTAAATACTTCCAATCTAAAGTCTACGATTTCGTTATATAAGGCTCTGATTGTCCTATTTTTTAATTTGTTAATTACATAATCCCGATACGGTAAATTGGATCTATCAAACACTTCTTTCTTTACTGCCCAATTGTCATTAGTGATAAACCCATCATTAGTTTCATACAGTCGAGGATATTTGCCCCACGGATCTATTGCTTTTAAAAATAACTTGTCTATGCTTTTAATCATCTATGTCTCCTTTAGGTTTTTTATTATACCATAAATTTTAAATTTGTCAATAGCCATCAAATAATTGCTTTAAATAATTATCAACCACCCCAACCGCTCAAATGCTATAGTGCCGTAGTGATTAAACAATCCAAATTTCAAACCTTCAAACAGACCATCCGACCGCTGACCCCACACCCAGGACCACAGATTAGAAAAGAAACCCAAACTCCTAAACAGGAGCCCGAGCTTTAGAATTTTCTCTTTTTCCATTCTCTAACATAAAGGTTTTGATACATTTCTCTATGTAACTTATCCGCTTTTTCTTTGTATTCTTTAAGGTTATTTTCACCAAAATTTTTTGATATATAGTCCATTACGCTTTGAAAATCTGGTAATAAAATAAACTGCCCGCCTTTTTCCTCTTCGTAAAGATCAATGTAAAAATCACCTTCTGGAGCTGTAAAATGTAAACCGATCTCAATACTCAAATTTTCATTTCTTGCAATCAATCTTAAACCTTTCTCAGTTGCAAAGTCTTTAAATTCCATAGCCTACCCTCCTTTTAGTTTTTTGTTTATATTATACCATAATTTTTAAAAATGTCAATACCCTTAACAAATGCCATAGTGATTAAACCGAAAAATTAACCAACCCCGCAATATAATGCCAGAGTGATTTGCTAAATCCGGATATAAATTTTCAAATAGATCTCTCAATACCATGCCAGCCAGACCCCTGACCCCCAGAATAAATCAATAATCTTGACTAAAGAATATAAAAATTAAACAATAAAGAAACCCAGGGCTTGACCGCCCCAGGCTCTAATGATTACTCTTTAAACCCTGTAGATACGGCTAAGATACCGCTATCATTGACCCAAACAATAGCAGAATAATTTTTATCATTATAATAGATTTTTCTATCTACTGGTTTGTTAATTTGCTTAAAAATGTTTTCTATAAAATCAATATGCAACTTATGCCCTTTAAAAATTTTATTGTTTACTGGAATTTCATAAGCAGGAATACCACATAAATCAATTTCATTTTTCTTTTCAAAGTCTTCTAAATCATAAATAACAGCATCCTTAAAATGATAATCCCAAGCCTCTGAAAATTCTGGGTACTCTGAATTAATAAATTTTTGATATTCAATTCCAACCATGTCGAGTAATTCCTTTTTAATAACTAAACGACCACCAATAGTAAAAAATCCATCCTTAGTTAATCCTGCCCATGCCTTTTTAGTACACAACTTTCTGAACATTTTTTTAACCATGACCATACCCCCTTGGTTTTTTTAATTAACATAAGGATTGCTCAAGTATTTCTGCTTTTTCCTTAAAACCAAATAAGCCCGCTCTTCAATCGATAAATCATCGACCACCCTATCAACCGTAATATCAAAGAACTCCTTTAAGAAATCCAATTCCAAATTTGTGAACCGAACACATGATAAATCAAGCTTCCAATAACTACCCCTAAGTAATTCATAAACCCGTTCCATCATCTCAGCACCCCCTTAGTTTTTTATCTCAAGCTTTAATAATTCAATTTCTTTCCTGTCCTGAGCATCTTTTAGCTCCTCTACAAATTCTTCAATTAATTTCCTTGACCCGTAAATCTTTACCTCAATTACCCCAGCCTTTAAATCAACCACCGCCTCAACCTTTGCCTTCTCTTTGCTCATCGTTCAACCCCCTACTCTTTTTTCTTTTTAATATAACATACTTTTTAAAAATGTCAAGACCATAAGTCAAAATCAATAAACCTATAATCAAATATTCTTTACCAAATAACTAAACTTTGACAACTAAACAGACCCCCAAATCTAATCAACCAAAAGATTGACTCAGGATTAAAACAACCGAGTAAAAACGCCATAGTTAATAAACCGCCAGAGAAATTAGAAAATGGATAAATTGATAAAGAATAAAATTAAAAAGTTTATAAAGAAATAAACAATTGGACAAATAAAAAACCCAGACCCCTAAACAGGAGCCTGGGCTAAAGAATTAGTCTATTGGTAAACAACGATATAAATGACCTTTATATTCAATGAACACGGCATTTTTAGCTTGGCAATGATCATATTCAGAACTGCATTGCAAAAACTTTTCAATTGAACATTTGTTTTTATCAGGGCATTTTTTACATACCCGATGCTCTAAGTCCCATTGAGTATAACCGCTCGGGCAATTATCACAAGAACTATAAATACCAAACAATGAACAAAAATCGAAGTCCGCACTTGTAAAATAACAACGATAATGCTTACCATCTGATCCCGTGAAAAGATACTCACCTTCGGTGTAATCCCCACCGTTTGCATTACGGCAGGGTTCTCCTTCATGATAAATCATTATGCCCACACCAATAGGTCTAATAACTTGACGGTCAGAATATTTAATCATGCCCATACACACACCTCCTTTTGTTTTTTCTATTAAGATAACATCATTTTTTAATTTGTCAAGTCCCTTAAAATCTTATCCATAACCAATTATCCGATTTACCCTTAACTTTTCTAACCAATTCTTTAATTTTTCAAATTTTTCAAATATACCCATAACCCTATCCATGCCTCAACCCATACCCCTACCCATACCCAAACCAAAGGCTACCTGCACATACCTACCTATACCTATACCTGGACCCATACCCAAACCTATACCCTTACCTATACCCATATGCTAATTTAGAATTATTCTAAAAAACAGGAATATATGAGAAATGATTTTTCGAAATTTTTTTTTCATTAATTTTTCATTTGTGAAATTTTTCACAAATATATTTTCATAACAATTTTCATTTTTTAAATTCCTTTTCTCATATATTCCTATAAATTATAATAGTTCTAAATCTAGAATTATTCTTTATTACTAACGATTATCGCTCAATTCTTACATAATTTGAGATACTTACGGAGCACCCAATTCTTGACCAAATCGTATTGTTTATATATTTATATATTTAGCTTGTTTTATTGTTTATATGTTTATAAATATATTTATTTACCAAATAACTAAACAATTTTTTTAAACTTGTCAATTCTTATATTGTTGACTAAAGAATATTGTTTATATATTTACCTGAGAATATGGGGATTGTGCACAAAATTGTAAAATCTTATATTATTGACTAAAGAATATGATAATTGACTTAGGCAGGCGACCGCTGAATTATTTAATTTGTGTATTATTTACCTGATATTATGTTATTTTTAGCGACTACTTCAATTGTTGAATTGTTTACCTAATAATATGATAATTGATTAGACCCTGAGACCACTGTATTGTTTATTTGTTTACCTGATAATATGATAATTGATTTGATGCCCGCCTGAATTTTTATATTGTTTACCTGAGAATATGATTTTTTCAGGAACGACTGAATTGTTGAATTGTAGATTAATTTATCTGAAAATATGATTATTGACCCGACCGCCGAATTATTGAATTGTTTACCAAATAATATAATTGACTAAAGATTATCCTGAGTCCCGCTTAACCCTTCCTTAGAATGATTTTACCATCGGAACAATTGTAGCCCTGGAACAACTACCACCTGATAACCAAACCACCCTTATAATTATTCTAATCAGGAACTAATCAAGATAATCTTTTATTCTTCGGTAAATTAATTAATAAATAAACTATCGCTTGGAAGAACAATTATAAAATTAAAACGATTATTAATTCAATTTAGGAATAAATATTAGATTGGAATAATTATTAGATTGAAATTAGAATGATTACAAGGTTGGATAAATTTTTGGGTCGGCGGATAAATGAAAAAGCCCCAGCGGGGGTGGGTTGCCCTCGTATGTCGTTTATGCAGGGGGTTCACATGTAGGTTTATTCATTCATTTATAGGTTTGTGTATAGATTTGCGAGGCTATTTATGCAGGGGGATTGATTTTTTGAGTGTTTGTGGTATAATATGGTGAAGGAGGTGATTTATGGGTCGTAGGAGTAAGAAAGCAAGTGATTTTTCTGACAATGGTGATGTTAAGGAAGTTGTTGATGAGTTTATTGATACGATATTTGAAGAAGTTCGGGCTGAGCTAAGGGACATATTAACTGAGTTAGAGATTTATCAGAGGACATGGATAGTGCCTTGGTTTGTGCAAAGGTTGCTCAATGATTTGTATATTAGGTTAGGGTTATTGATGGACAAGCTGGGGAGAAGTATGTAAGTTTATTGACTGAATTTCATGCTTAATTGTCTCAAGGTCTAATTTGTGTAAAATAAATAGTAGTAGGTCTTTTGGTTTGATTTGGTAGGTGTCCTGGATGTATTGAAGGATTTCGAGTGCTATTTTAGTATCTTCATTGATTGGTTTGAGTTTGGATTGTTCGAGGTTTTGGATGGCTTGAGTTCGTTCGATTAGGTTGACGAGTTTCTCTTTAAATGTGATGATTTGATTGAGGTTCTGTAGGGCTAAATTTAGTTCGGTGTCGTCGTAAGCTAATTCTTTAGCACGGATGGCGAAGATGTGTTCGAGGTCTTGGCAGGCCTTGAGTAAGGCAAGAAGAATTTTGGTATTAAGAAGTTCTGGATTTATTTTATCGAGGGTTAGTTGGTTTGGCTGTTGGTTTGATTGTTTTGGCATAGCATTAGTCTCCTTGTTCATTTTTCATAAAAGTTTTATTCCGCTTTCTCAGGTATTTGTATGCCTGTAAGTTCAGATAGGAGTTTGGGCATGTCGATGTTCTCCATAGATGGGTGTTTAGATAGTTTAGAGATGAGGGCGAGGAGTTCGTTAATTTTCTGTTGCTGTTCCATTTGTGCGGGTTGCATGGCTTGTAGTAATTGAGCTAATTTGTTGACTTCTACTATATCTGGTGGTAGGTCAAGTGTGTAGAGGATTTCGTGGATGAGTTTCTCGATGTTAAGGATAGGTAAGAGGTTAAGTTGACCAAAGAGTTCGAGGAGGGACATGATTTTCTCAAGGCGTTCGTTCTTCTGGACAACATTTGTAAAGCCACGGATTTTGAATTTAATTTGTGAGAGGACATCGTCTGGAGTAATAGTAGCAAGTAGATTCAATTCTTCAGGTGTAAGAAGTTGCTGTAAGTTGGGTGCTTCGTATTTGATGATGTAGTAGAGGAGTTTGGTGAGGAGTTGGGAGATGAATACAGTTTCTAAGCGTTCGATGAAGATGGCAAGGGTCATTTGGGTTTGTTGGGTCTTGAGGGAGACTTCTTTAGCAGTAACTCTTGAGCGGGATGATGGAAGACCCATTATAAATTCTGTGATTGCCGAAACATTTGTGGCTTCGTTCTGAATGAGGTTGCGAATTGGTAAAGCATTAGGGTCAAAGTTTGCAAGTTTGATTGGACGGACTGCTTGAATTTCGCCACCGCCACGAGTATAAAAAATCTTCCAAGGTTTCAATTCATCAGATAAACTATCCTCTTCAATAACTGTCGTATCAACTTCGAAACCGAGTGTCAAATTAACTAATGCACTGTCAAGGATGGCACGGGTTAGAATGGTATCTTGAACATAATAAGGATAAACTAAATCTGCATAGGAAACTTGTGTGTTAACGCCATAAAGGAATTCGACGACGAAAGGAGTTATTTTATCAGGCATTATTTCGGCATTGATGAGCTTGGTTTTGTTAAGAATGGTGTAAAGATGTGGGGCTATTATATCATTAGGCAGGAAAACAATACCATAGAATTTATCAATACGAACAACTTTATCATCATAGACTTTTTGTAAATATGTAAGGACTGAATATTCTGGGTCATCTTGCGGTGCTATATAAGGACTAATTTGGTCATATGTTAAGTTATACCTTCGTATGGCTTCAGGTATAGGTAAGTATTCAGTGATGCAGACATAATTAAGATCAGGAGTGATTTTGGAATGTAAAGGATTAATGACTTGCAAATCTAAGCGTTTAAGGTCTTCGTTATATGTGATGTAAATAAATCCGTAGCCAGAGAGGAGGCTGTAGAAGAGGACTTTGGATAGAGCATCTTTGACATTGAGGGTTTTGATGTAATGCTGAAGAATTTTGGTTAGAAGGATTTGTAGTTGTTCGTTATCGGTATCGATGGTGAAGAGGTTTTCGAAAGCTTTTTCAAGGAAGGAGCGGAGATAAAAGTAGGCAAAGAAGATTTTTTGGTAGAACATTGAAGAGAGGAATTTAGATTGCCATTCGTATGGGGGGTCTGGGATATTAGTTTCGCCGTTCAATTCTTGCATATATCGAATAAGTGATGTGAGCCTGCGAGAGTAAGCACTTTCAACGGATAACAATTGACCTAATACATAACTTTCAATATCAGGGTAGTTGTAAATTTGATTATTGACTGATAAAATCATACACGACCTCTTGTAAAAGTTTGTTAATTTATTATAATACAAGCAGGAGTATTTGCAATATGCTCTATACTAAATATCGGAAGATAAGGAAAGCTGAGATAACAGGGGCTTGGGGAGATTTTGACACATGGGAAGATTTTGGAGAGACTTGGGGTGAATGGGAATATGAATGGCAAAGTTATACATTTGCTTGGTTAAAGGTTCCGTATGAGATTAAAAATGCATTAAGAAAAGTAGATTGGATAGGTTATGAAGGGTTAAAGAAGTATTTGGGAGAGTTATTACCTGAGAGTTTCTATAGGCGATGGGGGTGGTTTAAATGGGATGAGATTTTTAAGGAGAAAATTTTTGCTGTAGTATTTGGCTCATTTGTTGAGCCAATAACTGTTCAGCAAGTCAATTTAGCAACATATCTAAGATTTAAAGAATTGATTGAGATATTATTTCCAGTAGCGATACAAATTAATATGTCTACATTAACAAAAGATAATTTTATAGGTTTGATTTTAAGTGGAATAGGTTGTCAAGTTAATGGTCAATTTGATTTTACTTGTCAGATTGATGGTTACAGATGGGGTTATATTGATACATGGGGAGATTTTCCGAATGATCAGTGGGGACCTCTATGGTAAATAACATAAATGGTAATTGTGTAGCTGTGAATATAAGAAAGGATGAGCTTTTATTTGAAACTCCGATTATTGTTGATACGATTAATGTAGCAGGTTATGTGTTCGAATTAACTGATTGTGCGACGAGTGATAAATGTATTGGTGTTTATGATAAAGCAGGGCAACGGGTTGTGTATATTGATATTAATAGTAAGCAAGTATTTGAGCATACTGGATATAATGATGTAGTTGGGCTGGTAGTGTATAAAGACAGTTTGTTTGTTATTCGGAATAATGCAATAGATAGAATAAATGGGGCGACAAAGGTAAGCAAAAGTTATGCAGGTCGTAATTTTATTGGTGTAGCCTTGTATAATCCGTTTTCTGTTTTATTGCTTGAATACACAGATGTTCCGACGGTTCAATTTTATAGTTTACAAGAGCTTCTTGAATTGAGCGATTTGATACCGACCACATTCATGAGTGTCTACATACCTTCAAGCTTTTATGATTATCATAATTTGCTTGTCAAGGATGGATTGATTTGGGTAAGAGGTCAGAATGGTTTGGTCGGATTGAATTTACAGATGGTTGGTAATGCTGGGATTTTGTTTAATATTGAAGCGTTCTATAATTCGTTTAGAGAAATATTTAAGGACAAGCAAATAGACAGGTGGCATTTTAGGAAGTGCTATAATCATAAGGTTTTTATGTTCAGTCATGAGGAGACAGGGCGGTTTATGTTTTTAGTTGATGATGATGTGTATTTTGGAGATTTAGCGATTTTTGTGGATAGGGAATGGTTTTTTGATGTATCTGAGAAAGTGTTTTATAGGTATCAATTTACTGATGAGCCGGCAACTTATTACTATGATAAATGTTATGTTAATTTATTATTTGATTTTGACTATTTACAAAGGTTTCAAGGGTTTTATTATGATGTGAAGAAATGTAGGGAGCGTTATATTATGTTTAATATTGTTGCAAATTATCGCGGAGATGAGCGGTCTTTGGAGTTTAATTTACCTCTTGACGAACATAATTTTAGATGTAATTTATATGGAGAGGAGTTTAGTTTGATATGGTATTTACCAATTGCAACCAAAATGAAAATAGCAAAAATAAACTTTAACGAGGTGGCGAAATGAGAATAACATATAAAACTGGTGCTGATTTAATTACACAAGCATTCAATGGAACACAAATCGGTTTATTTGATGTAAACCAAAATGAACTATCTGGTGGTGGATATAGTAGACAAAATTTCCCTGGGTTTACTTATTTAAATGAGGATGCGAATAATTTTTATTATGTGAATGCAAATACAATTATGTTTCCTGCGGCGACTGCGAATTGGTCTGATGTTTATTATATTGGATTGATTTCAAATAATCAAGTTGCTTTATTAATATCTTTACCAAATCCAGCGACTATTAGAGCAGGACAACAATTAATATTTTTAGCAGGAATGATTGAATTTCAAATACCGAAACAGATAAGTTAATGGAGGGATAAAGAATGCCATATGTTAAAAATCCAATAGTTTATCCAACTGGTAAAGTAAGTGAAGATACAGCAAAGATAAATACAAATTTTAGTATTTTAGCAGATGCATTTTATAATTCTGATCCTGAGAATAATCCAATATATAGAGCTTGTTATGTAGGTATTACAGCACCATTAAATCCAAAAGTAGGTCAAATATGGGTTGATACATCGGTTGCTCCACCAGTAATAAAAGTTTATAATGGAACAAATTGGTTAGAAGTAAAACCCGCAAGTACAGATCAACCATCAACTCCATATGTAGGTCAATTTTGGTTTGATACAACTATCTCACCACCAGTCTTAAAAATATATGACGGAACAAATTGGCGAGTAGTTAATGTTCCATATGAAGGAAATACTGCACCAACAAGTCCATATATAGGTCAATTATGGTTAGATACATCGGTTAGTCCACCAGTATTAAAAATATACGATGGAACAAATTGGCAATCGAATGTAAGTAATGCTAATTATGCAAGTAATGCAGGCAAGTTAGATGGTCAAGATGGTAGTTATTATTTAAATAGAGCCAATCATACGGGAACGCAACCACCAAGCACGATAAGTCCTCAAGGTAGTGGAAGTGGGTTGGATGCTGATAAGTTAGATGGTCAAGATGGTAGTTATTATTTAAATAGAGCCAATCATACGGGAACGCAACCACCAAGCACGATAAGTCCTCAAGGTAGTGGAAGTGGGTTGGATGCTGATACTTTAGATACTTTTCATGCGAGTTTGACCCCTGGTCCTAATGTGATAGTTCCTTTGAATGGGGCAGGGATCTTAGATCTGAGTGCGACTTATGTAAAGAGTAATGTTTATACTTTTAGAAGAGTTGATTTGACTGGAGCAACAAGTGATTATAATTTGCAAGTAGGGGAGGAGTCTTATATAAGTTTTAGTAATACTACAAGTGTGCCTTTAAGAGTTGGTATAGCAAGTGCTACGTCTTTGTTTTTGCTATTTGTCTATATTACAGTAAGAGTTTCTTCAAATGTTGGTCCAGCTAAGTTAGCTCCAAATAATACATTAGTTTCAAGTGCATTTACAAGGGCTGAATGGGAATTAAATAGTGATGGAGCGTCAGGTTCAGCTACAGGTTCAACTGATGCTTTTGAGTTATGTCTATGGGAGCCGTCAAATATTTTTGCATTTTGTAATATAGCATCAAGAGTTGTTAATTTTATATATGGACGAACAATGACTGATAATAAAAGTAGATTAGGTATTGGGACTTCTGTTTGGACTAATACGACAACGGCTTGGACTTCACTTGGAACAATTATATTTGCACAAAATCTTTCAGGCTACATTTTAGTAAGGAGGTTAGCATAATGAAAGTGTGGGCATATATACACCCAGAGTTAAATATATTATGTTGTGCTTTAATAAAAGAAAGCGTGCCAGAAGGAGTTAATGCAATAGAATTTGAAGTAAAAAGTCTTGATGATGTAATTTATGATGGAACACAGATAAGGCTAAAAACCGATGCAGAAAAATTGCAGGAGGAGAAGCAAAAGAAATTAGCTGAGTTGAAGAGATATGTAGCAGGTTTACTTACACCGACAGATTACATAGTTATTAAGATAGCTGAAGCTCAAGCGATTGGAGATACTGTACAAGTAGAAGCTCTTAAGCAAAAATATTCAGCTCAACTTCAGCAAAGGGAAGCTATTAGACAATGGAATGAGCAGGCTAAACAAGCGATACAGAATGCACAGAGTTTAGATGCATTAAATAGTATTGTAATTCAATTTAGTGGATAGAGAAATTTATGGCATTAGTGAAGAGAATTTTACAGAGTAGTAGATTGATTTGGGCAATATTTGGTAATGATGATAGCCCTGAGCCACCTGCTTGGTTTATGCCAAATAGGAATGAAAACTTGAGGGAGTTTATGTGGTTTTTTATTAGGAACCCGCTTCATAATTTTGATACGAGGGTTATAGGGACATTTAAGTATCCATCTGAATGGAGAGTATGGCACAGCAGAAGGAATTGGAATTTGATTTTGCCGTTTTTCAGTTATAGAGGGAAGAGGATAGAGTTTTATATAGGATGGAGACCAAAAACGCTTGATAATGGTGATATGGTTCAGATGTTTGGAATTGCATTGAGGAGAAGGAAAGAAAAGGAGGTATAAAATGGCAAAGAAAAAGAAATGGATCCAGCAAGCTGTTAAAAACCCTGGGGCATTTACTGAATGGTGTAAGAGAAGAGGTTATTCAGGGGTAACTCAGGAATGTATTGAAGAGGGTAAGCGGTCTAGTAATCCTACGACAAGAAGAAGAGCACATTTAGCTGAAACTTTACGGAAAATGAATAAAAAAAGAAAGAAGAAATAAGAGAAAAGATGCCTAAACAGCTGGAAGATTGCGTGAAGCGGGTAATGCGAAAAGGTCATACAAAATCTGAAGCGTATGCGATATGATCTAAGTCTACTGGCTGGGTCAGGGGACCTGGCGGTAAATGGGTTAAGAAAAAGAAAAGGAGGAAGAAGTGAACCCAGAGACAATAGTTTATTTATTGATTGCTGGGTGTCTTGGTATATTGTTTAAGATAGTTTGGGATTGGTTGGTTGAGTTAAAACAACCTGATAATATAAGAGAAGTTTGTCGGCAACGGATGGATATGTTTGATGATGAGATTGGTAGGTTGTATGAACGATTAGAAAAAATTGAAGAGAAATTAGAAACAGCGTTAGACAAAATTAATAAAAAAATGGATGAGAAATTTGAGCTGTTAATTAAAATGCTAACTCAAGATCGGTCTTAGGAGGGTATATATGAACAAGTATTTACAGCAATTTGGTTGGCATTGGGTAATAATTTTGATAGGAGTTGTGTTTTTTCTTACAGGATTGATAGGGATGTTTTACGAACCATTTCAGTTTGTAGTTAAGAAGGTTTTTCTTTTGTCTTTGTGGTATGTGTTTGCTTATTTAACGAGACTAATTAGAATAGGCCATATTGATTGGGAGAGCGATGAGTGGGCTAAGAGGATATACTATATTGCTATTTTGCTGGGTAGTGCTTGGATTGTTTCAAGTGGCTAAAGCCTCTAAATGTTATAAGTTGGTGCCTAAAGTGAGGCAGGCCTCTGAATTTGTGTTAGGTTTAGATTATCCTTATTGGTATAATGTGGGACAGATAGAAACGGAAACTAATTGTATATGGCGGACTTCTTTAGATGGATGGGGTTCTGTGGGGTATGCTCAATTAACAGAGAGATTTTTTCCTTGGCTGAATGTGATGTTCCCGAATTGGAAGGTGAAGGGGCATATAGACCATTTTTTGGCTCAAGCGTATTTGATAAGACAGTTGATTAATCAAGTAAGTTGTAAAAGGCTTTGGTGTGTGTATCAGTGTTATAATCGGTCATGTTGGAAAGTGAATAGGGAAGCGGTGCAAGGAGGCTGTGTATGGGAGAAGGCGTTTGAATTGTGTAATGAGAAGTTTGTAGAGAATATTTGTGTATGGAAGCGGGCAGGGCAATGTTTGCAATGGAAGACAAATTGTGATATCAATTATGGTTATGGATATAAAGTTTGGAAAAATGGGGTAAAATATCGAGATGGGGTTATTGAGCGTGCTTACAGTTATTGGTAAGCGGTTGTTTTGGATTTTGTTAGTAGCGATTTTATTTGTCATTGTTTTAGGGTTAATTATACATATGAGAAAGCAAGAGACTATTTTTACCCAAGCAATCAAACAGCAAGAGCAGATGATTAAGCAGAAAGAAGAGCAGATACAGCAATTACAGGAGCAATTGGAAAGTTTACAGAAAGAGCAAGTGATAAGGGAGAGAAAGATTATAGTATTGAAGAAGCAAAGGATGCAGATACAGAAGCCGAGGTCTATTGATGAATTAGTAAAAGAATTTAAAGATTTAGGGTATGATGTGGTGGTGAAATGAAGCATGTAGTAAGTTTATCAGGCGGGAAAGATAGCACGGCATTGTTGCTTATGATGTTGGAAAGGGGTATGCCAATAGATTATGTTGTTTTTGTAGATACGACTAAAGAGTTTCCTGAGATATATGAGCATTTGGAAAAGCTTGAAAGATACATTGCACCATTAAAAATTACACGGCTAAAATTTGATTATGATTATTATTTCTTTGAGCATCAGAAACGGCGGGGTAAGAATACGGATAAGAAAGGGTATAGTTTTCCATCAATTAGATTTCGTTGGTGCACTTTTTTTAAAAGAAATTTAACTTTTCAATTCTTGAATTCTTTAAATGATACCTATATTATCTATGTTGGTATTGCTTATGATGAGAAAGAAAGAATAAATTCAATAAAACCTGAATGTAGAAAATATTATGCACATCCTCTTGTAGAATGGAAGATAACAGAACAGCAAGCCCTTGGGTATTGT